GCATCCATGAGAGCAGATACGTTATCAATCTTCTCATCGTACCTTTTCTTCATGAGCTTTCGATTGTAGTTTGTGTCCTCCTCGACGACCGCGTTACCCATGCAGTACTGCATAAGAAGCTCATCGAATAGAAGGAGACGGTCTTCTGACAAGTCCTTAATCTTACCCAGAGGTACAGACTCAGTTCTAGCGCCCTGAATAACTTTCTCCATGCCGTGAATGCTGTTCATCTGCTCCCATTTGGCGGCAAATGCTTTAGCTCCATAGGCATCGTACCCAAAGCTACGAACATCGTAGTCGCAATCCTGAATATGTCGATCGAGATCGTCGAAGATCTGACCGTCGATGTCCAGAATCGAACCATCCATGACGTGAAGACTACCTTCGTCAATGAACTCTTCGTACTTGGTTCGAATGGCCCCGGCAAGTCGAGCCATAGTTCGCTCAGTAATATAACTGCGAACCTTTACCCCAAACTTACCATTTGGTAATGGAAACAGGAATGTGAATGCGCAGAAGTCATCACCCTGCGACAAATCGGCACCCAAAGAACAGGGGAGCCCCCAAAACTTCCTCTTATGATGGGGCAATGTCTCTTCGTATGTGAAGAAGTATGTGAATCCTGCCATCGGAATGCCGAAACGCTTGGCGAGGATGTCGTTTCTTTGCGACGGTGATTTCTCAGCACGTTCTACCGCCTTATGGTAGGTAGAGTAAGAAACAGTCTTTCCGAGATTCGGCTGTGCTTTGACCCACATGTCCGGATTCTTGATCTCCTCAAGTTCATCCAGCTTATAGTGCCAAATCGAAATCTCGGGCGCGATGTACTCTCCTCTGAGGATCTCTTGGAGAGTCATCTTGATGGTGTCGCCTGCGCCGTTTCGGACGGTTCCTTCGGAACTGACAGCAACGATAAGCCAATCTGGAACTTTCTCAGCTCCCTGGCGAATAGCCTCTACGACATCCTCACGAATATCGCCAGACAACCACTCATCCACAGTGTTGTACTTCGACCGCAATCCCTGAAGCTTGTCGATCGACATAGGTCGAACTTCAAGTAGAGATCCGGTCAGAAAGTTTTCAACGCCCTTCTTTGTGGGAACCAACTTCTGTCTAAGAGCTCGAGGCCCTGTAGTGTTCTGAAGTGATCCCTCGGTCAGAAGCTTGAAATATGGACCTCGAGCCCTCTGGATAGAGGTGCGAATAGGCCCAACGATCTCTTCTGCTTGTTTCATTGTAGGCGCTGTGGTGATCTGGTGTGTCGTATGTGGGTCGCAGTTCAGACCATAGTTCTGAATACACGACTCATAGAGCGATTTAGCTGCACCGCGAGCCACGATAAGATACTGGACGTTCGTAAGACGCTTCTTGACTGTCTTACGCTCCCAGTGCCCTCCACGACCTGTCTCGTTCTTGACGTAGTCATCAAACTCTTCAAAGAACCACCAACCGAATACCTGTTCCGCCCACACTTTAAAGGTGTCGAGCAGAACCATAGGCTCTCCGTCGGTGAGTGTAAGCTCGTTCTCGCAGAACTTGACGAAACCATCTACTTTTTTGTCGTCGTAGTAGACGCGGGGGCTGGCGATGAGTGCTTCGATCCGGTCCATCTCCATGAGGATCTCTTTACATACAGGAATCTCTTTCTGAAGAACTAGATCCCTGAACTCCTCATAGTAAACGGGCACTGCCCGATTGCTTAAACTCATCGCCAACCCTCCCTTCTACTTCTTTTTTGGCGCCAGACGTTTGGAAACTTCCTGCATTCCCTTGCCGAGACCAGGGTTCTTATCCTCGATCTTTACGCCGGTCTTGTGGATCGCGGCCTCAATAGCAACGTCGAGGGCTTTGTTCACCACTCGATCGAACTGATGACCGCCCTGTTTCTTGATGAAAGTCTTGATGAAACCATCAGACTTCTTCTTGGCCTCTTCAGACTGTCGCGCGAGCGCGCGAGAGAGGTCTTCCTGCATTTGAAGACGTTTGACGTACGCCTGAATATCCGAATTGGATAGTGACTGAACTCCACCCTTTGAGATCTTCTTAGCGATGCGATTTTGAGCAATCTCATCGGCAGAACTCGTCCTAACAATCAATCCTTTTGACGGTTCTTTGGCAATGTTGGTCTTCCTTCGCCGAACGCCCCACTTTTGACCCTTGATGCCGTGTTGGGCGAGAAACTCACCAATAGTGTCTGACATTGCGATGTTGTCGCTAGCCGGCAAGCCGAGCTTGAACTCAAATCGCTCGTCGTTCCACCAAACAGCAAGGCGGTCGAACCTGACACGATAGATCTGCTTCATGAGCACACGAAGAAGCGCTTCCTCTGTGAAATCCGGATGACTCAGCGTCACGTGAGGCGTGAAACTCGGAAACTGATCTGTATTGTCGAGAAAGCTCTTGACGTCTGGGTTCATCTTAAACAGATTCCGAACCTGCGCGATGTTCTCGTTGGATAGAATCGCTACGAGAGCCGGCGGAACGTCAGATCCAAGACGAGCGACGTCGATTACGCTTTCCGCAAAGGGAAACAACATTCCCGAGGCCATTTCGACCGAATCGAGAAGCGTTTGTTTCGCAGTATCAGGTAGAGTACTAGTCTCACCGAAGAACAGGAGAGTCGCGTGCTTTTCTTCGTCCCCGACTAGACGGATTGGTTCCAGAGAACCTGGGATCGCCATAATCGCGGCGGTTGTGTTTGCCATGAGACCTCCTTTCGGTCATCTAACGCCGAGACCGGCGTTGAATTGGGCGAGAACGCGATCTGGGGTCACTGTGTAGTCATACATACATACTTCATCGAGGAAGTGATTTGTAAGACAACGAGTGGTACCCTGATACCCACCTATATTGAGGTTTCCCGCATTGGTGTCGATGTTTCCCGTAGTAGCCAAACTTGCTACTTCGATTCCGTTGGTGTAAACCCTTTGGTTGGCGCCATCGTAAGTACAGAACACCTGACTCCACGTCTTGAGTTGGGGCGCATTAATCGGAAGGCTTTTGGAGACGCCGCCAACGCGAATTAGAAACTCTAGGGTGTTCGAGGTGTTGTACCAAATCAACCAGTCGTTACCACCACCGCCACTGTTACCAAACCGCGAGAAAATTCCGGCGTTATTCATATTAGCATTAGGGAACAACCAGAACGACCAAGACGCAGCTCCAGTAACGTTCATCCAAGACGCAGTAGCCATGTCGATGTATGTAGATCCGGTAAACTTAACTGAGCGTGCTCCGGGATCGACATTTGCGACAGCCCCTGGCTGGTCGAGAACGAATCCAGAGCCAGTCATAGTTCCATTATGAGCACCCATAGCATCGACCATGCTGGTCCCGCTAGTCTCATCAAGACGAAGGAAGAACAGCGGGTGATCTGCTACTACTTCCGCTGCAAATCCTCCGCCCCAACGACCTTCACGCACCGATCGACGACCTGCGCCGATACGCCGAACGGACATTACGATTCGTCTCCATAGAGAGTTGCCGACAAATTCGCGTTAGACGCGTAAACGTCAACAACATCTGTAGCAGCCAAAGTCATTCCGATCACAACTGTGTCGGCAGCCTTGCCTGGGAGATCGAAGTCGTATGCCTGGTAATGTTGGTTAGCCAACGTAGCTCCAGCCGGCCTAATCATCACTCGATACGTGAGCGTCGTAGTTCCGCGATTGCAGAGAACGAGAGCTGACACGACAGTTGACTTTCCGGACGGAACCGTGTAGAGGTTGGTGTTTGTTGTCGCGGAGGGCGCAACTTGCCCAAGCACTTTTCTTGCCATGTCATGCTCCCATCATCATGAATAGTGTAGGATATGGATCTGAACTACCGCCACCTTCGATTCCAGAGACTACACCTGACGAATCTACTCGCTTGAGTGTGTGATCTGCGGAATCAATGAATAGCGTCTGAGACCCAGCCGAAGGAGACGACGGTGTCGTTTGCTCAACAAGGGTCGAAGGTCCAGCGGGACCAGTAGCTCCAGTTGCCCCTGTAGACCCCGTCGCTCCGGTAGCACCGGTTGCCCCTGTAGGCCCGAGAAGACTTCCTGCTACAGAACCCCACGATCCCGCAGTCTTCGGACCATAGTAGTCTCCGTTTGACCTGAGATAGTAGTCTCCGTTGGCTCCTGTACCACCTGAGGGTATGCCTGAGCCTGTGTACCAGACAGAGCCTGCCGCCCCCGTAGGGCCAGTCGCTCCGGTGGCTCCCGTAGCTCCAGTAGGCCCCGTAGGACCTGTAGCGCCGGTAGGTCCAACAGGGCCTTGCGGACCCGTAGCACCATCAGCTCCGTCTGCTCCGTCTGCTCCGTCAACACCAGCTACCCCCTGAATTCCTTGTGGTCCCTGCGGGCCCGTAGCACCTGTCGGTCCAGTAGGGCCTATGTCTCCCTGAGGTCCAGAGGGGCCGGTATCACCAGTAGGGCCTTGCGCTCCATCAGCGCCAGCCGGACCTTGGGGGCCCGTATTTCCAGTGGGGCCGGTAGCTCCAGTAGGCCCCTGAGGTCCGGTCGGGCCATCAGCCCCTGCGGGTCCGGCGTCTCCAGTGGGGCCGGCAGGACCCTGAGGTCCTCGGCCTTGATCTACCGTGAGAGTCGTGATACGCTCCGCTACGGTGAGAGTAATATCAACATCATCGTCGAATACTGTGATTGTGCTTGGAGACATTACCCTTTCCTTTCTTTGGCGGAACGTGTGATTTCACTTGATCGGTAGCGTGCTGGTTACGATGCTTCTCGCCTGTGGGGGATCCTGGAACATAAGGCGTAGGAGCCTGAGTTCCTGGTTGGTTTTGAGGCGTTTGAGATCTCGGTTGGTTGTGTGGTACCTGAGAGACCGGTCGCAACACTTCAGGCTTCTCGCCTGGGAGGAGCGAAAGATCTCCCGTCCAGCTCAGATCAACCGTATTTGGAATCGGACTGAAAGTGTGCGGAGAATCGGGTTTTACAGACTCTACTTGAGGTGGAGTGTCTTGCGACTCAGGAAGCTGCAACAGAAACGTAAACAACAGGGCCAAGAGAGCGACAAAAGCCAAAACTTTTCGGCGTTCCATGCCGATCTCCTATCGTGTGTAGTCCAGTTTCGGAATAACGAAGCCTCCGAGGACAGTCTCAGCCTCTCCGGCAGGGTTCGTAAGTTCCAAATCCCAACCACACTTCTTGATACACTTTTCAGACTCGAGTTCGGGGAGCTCGAGAACGATGTATCCGTCAGTTGGGTCGACATCGCCGACAGTTACTGTGAATGTCGCCAGAATCTCGGTCTCACGCTTCGTGTTCGCGCGTACCTGCGCGCGAGCCGTCCACCCGGTGAAATCTCGCGGGATCATCACAGGGTTTTCGGGGTCTGGCGAACCAGGATCGGGGTCCTCGAAGAGAACACTACGCTTCACGTAGTCGCCCGTCACGAAGAGGAAGTCATAGATCGGGTAGTAGTCTGAATCGGCCATTACACATTCTCCTGACTATCGATGTCTTCTTGAGCGGCGACGAGACGCCAGGCCTGCTCCTGTAGCTGATCCTTCATCATCGTGATGGCGAAGGAAGTAGCCGGCGGATCGAAGCTAAGCCTGACGTGGAGACCGATGTAGGTCTTGACTCGGTTGTAGATGGGAGAATCGTCGAGAAAATCCTCCCACAATTCGTCTTCGCCAGTGATCTCGAATCCCTCGGAGGGACCAATACCCAACTGGTTCAGGTCGGAAAGTGCGCCGTTGATGTACATGATGAAATCGTTGTCGAACGCCGTGTACTCGGGCACAATGTTGTTCAGCTTCTTGATGCTGAGTAGGATACTATCCAGAACCTCGGGCATTGGTCACACCTCCTTCAGGACTTCTTGGTCGTGGTCTTTTTCGCGACGGTTTTCTTCGCAGCGGCCTTCTTGGCCGGAGCTTTCTTCTTAGCACCAACATTGTGCTGGCGATAAGGCGTTCCGGCAGCGCGAAGAACCGAAACAGTGGTGAAGCGACCTTGTTTGATCGCTTCGTGGAGTTTCTCAGTGAGATTAACTCGATAGCTCATGATTCACCTCCTCGAAAGTATTTTCGATTATGAGCTTTTGCGGTTCTGCTCCCTCAAACGATTGGCTACGAATCGATCGAGATCGAACACCGTAGCTCCGATGTCCTTCGGGAACCATGTGTGGTCGCTGTTCGGAGTGTGTTGACCCGAAAGACCGAACGCGTGGTTGTAGTAGTCCGAGATCTGCGACGATGTAACGAGATGGCCTCGAGTGGAGTAACCGCCATCGACATAGACACCAACCTTGAAGCCGGCAACGGCCCAGTCGTCGCTAATCGTCTGACCCTCGCGAACGGGAAGTGAGAATCCATGGATGTGCCACCCGAAGAGCGGAGGCTTCCTGACCCAACAACCGAAACCGTTACGACGAAGGAAGGTCTGAGCTTCCCAAGGATCGATCCCATTGATCCAGACGTCGAAACAAGCATCGAAATCGTGCGTTCCTGCAGATGCCGACACAGTGGTGTTGTAATCACCCTGGATGATCGAAAGACCGACGCCGTACTTGCGGTAACACATCCGATTCAAACGATCCATGTGGCAAATGGTGCGGAAGCTGCCCTTGATGGGCTTTCCAGTCACGGTCTTCTTGGTCCACAGAACCATCCTAGTCGGATGGGGCGGCTTCTCCCAGTTGATAGGACGACCGTCGAGGTATGTAATCTTCATCGAGTAGTCCTTGAGGCTGTAAACCATCAGTCCTCCTCGATGTCGTCGCCATCGTCTTCGAGATCCTCATCACCTGTCGGAAAAGGAGCTTCGAGACTTGGGTTCCCGGCCTCTTCGTCAGTGAGACCGAAGTGTGGATCGGGAATCGATCCGGGTTCCGGCGGGAGACTCTGTTCGTTGTCGCTCATGTGTTCTCCTTTACCACAACTTAGTATCGCCAGGTCTACGTTCTGCGAAGAGCCGGGGAAGTTGTTCTTCGTCAGCGTAGTGTATGGCGTTGTGTGTCTTGAGTGAGCAGCTGATGAGCTGATTCACATCCAGAATTTTTGGATCGCCCTGTGAGAGATCGGCAGCCTCGATAGGGTTCATGTGGTGGACGATAATATGATCGTGAAGTTCTCTTCCTTCGATTCCGAGATCGCAACCAAGGTCCCGGGCAATCACATCACGTCTTGCTATCTTCCATTCGTAGCTGGTGTAGAACTTCTGGTTAGCAAAACGCTCCCAACCAAAGGTTCTTTCTCCTACGATCCCTCGAAGCTTGAGGTATCGATACCTCTCCTCGAAAGTTTCGATTTGTGATAGCTCAGAATACGTTCTGATCATGATTATTGAGATAAGGCCCTCTGGTTCCCCGCCTCTTCGGTAGGTACTACGTCGGGATCCGATCAGCTCTTCGGCTTCCAGTAACGACCGTGAGCAGTATGCTCACTCTGTCGCGAAACACTGGACGCTCGCTCGAGCTGGTTGCCGTATGGATCACGCTTTGCCGGATCGCTACTGACGTAAACACAGTTGATCGACATGTTTGGCTGGTCTCCGCCGTGGTATGCGGTAACCAACGCGTCATGCTCGACCGACACTTCATCAGTGTAGATAACAGCATCGCCAATCTGTGGCCTATTCGGATCACTCATCTCATTCACCTCCTCCATCATCAGACTCATCTTTTGAATCGCCTGTGTAGGTCTTGAACGCTTCGAGCG